GGATTTGAACCCCTGTAGCCACCGTGAAAGGGTGATGTCCTAGACCACTAGACGAACCGAGTACAGTACAATATTAAAGAACATTTACAGAGTTACAATCAACTCTTTTTTAACCTATACTTTTAATACATTTGCAAAAAGGGTCGAGATACAGACATATAAAGGATCTGTTATTTAATACCACGCAACCACTTGCGGGCATCTCAAAACTTGGCGATGCGTGGGAGAATCGAACTCCCGTCTCTGGATAGACAATCCAGGATAATGACCATTATATGAACGCACCGTATTAACTATCTATAACCATATTGAAACACACTACACCATGCGAACCCATCTGCATGTTTAATTATTAATCGCTACTGGACTTCTAGAATCCCTTCGCTGAGGCGTCATGTAATATACTTCAATATGGAAACGGTGAGATTCGAACTCACGGGGCAGTATAAACCACCCGACGATTTAGCAAACCGTTGCCTTAGACCACTCAGCCACACTTCCGATACACTCTCCACGCTATGCGCCAACTAGGAATCCCCAGTCCAGGAAAATGTATTATAAAGCACTTTTCATGGATGAACCCACATGTCTCCTTTCGGATAGAAAGTGCTTTATAATAACTAGTCATCAAACTCTGCGAGTTAAACTCAATGAGCACCTACGGAGAATCGAACTCCGATTTACAGGATGAAAACCTGTTGTCCTAACCGTTAGACGATAGGTGCAAAACTAAGAGTATATTTTTAAAGAATCTGTATGTAGCGGGAGGACGATACCTTCTCACTATGTTTCTATTATAACACCGTTGGTTTGAAAATACAAGGACTATTTTAATAGTGTTGTATTTTTGATACAAACCTCATAATGTGACTGATATTACTACCACATCAGTTTAACGAGGAACGCTCCTGAAAGTTTCCGGGCTCGTCTTCCCACCGTGTTCTTCGTTAAACTGATATCCCATCAAATAATCTACGGTCTCACTACCAGTCATATCAGCGAGTTCAACTTTCTCGCTCGAATCGGTATCGCCCTTGTAGTAGTGTGGATTGATCATACGATCATACCAAGAGTCAGCGCTTCCACGGTCAAATGGACCGCCATGGCGAGCATCAAACTCCATATTCTTATATGAGACAAATTCTGTGGTCATGAGTAACTCCTTTTGAACAACCTATGAAGCTAGTATAACACAACTTGATTCCCTATGCAACTGTAGGGTTATTATTTGTTGTATTTAAACCACATCGTTTTAAGGAAGAACACTCGTAAGGTGTACCCTTACCCTATATTCTTGCTTAAAACTCTACAGCGGTCCACTGAGACCTCCTAAACATAAAAAAAGACCCTACTTTTTACGGTAGGGTCTGAATAAGTAAGTAATTATTATTATTATTATCTCTTATTAGACCCTATCAACCAGTTTATATCCCCTGATCTCTGGCCGCGTGTTGATTCATACTGACCCTTGGGGCTGCATGTATACGCATTCATGGAGATATTGAGTAATGACACTTGAGATAGTTCCTAATTTATTTCTTATATAGTATATATGCGAATTAATTATTAAACAGAGATAATATTGAATTCAATTTTCTATACAGACCTGTGTCCATTCCCACTGTTTATCACCAATATATGACCAGATATTCTCGTCACGAATATTCCAATATTCGTCATCAGTAGGTTCATTGGTTTCTGCGTCCCATAACTCAAGAAGTTCTGGAAACTCCTCATGCATCATCTCTTCAATTTCATCAGAGTCCCACTCGATATCAGCCACTAATCCACCTGCTTCAAATACCGCAGCACCAAAGAAGTTTGGCATTTCATCTTCGTATGATACCAGAGCACGAACTTGCGGATCAACCTCTGCTATTTGCTCGACGATCCACGCAATACCATTTTCTGGCCATGACCATGCAGAAACGATCGTTAGGTAATCATCACCAGCATCTTCAATATAGTTCCACTTCGGTCCGATGTTTGTAGTGGTCCATTCATACTTTTCAGTTTCTTCATATGTAGGGGAACCTTCTTTACCATCTACCCACATGTCACTTAACCAGCGGTAGTTCATATTATTTCGAATACGAGAAGTTAACTCTAGAAGTTTTGATTTACCTTCTTCAGAAATTCTGTCGAATGTCACATGAGTATTTACATTATTTGCCATTTTATTTACCTTTTGCCAAAACTGATTCTAGGAACTTCTTAAATTCAACATCGTCATTCATATAATCTTTTACAATTGTACATGTCCAGGCATATGTAAAAACACCGCCGTCAATGTGACCAGCAGAATATCCTTCGCGTTTACCGTCTAGATATACTTTCTTCAATGCATATGCAAAGAACCCCAGAAGAACTCCAATCATCCAATACTCTAGAAACATATTAGTCCTCAACAATCTCAGACAAGTCGATCATGTTGTAGATATGTTCCCATTTCCAAACTCGAGGGCATCCACACTTAGCAGTCGCATTATGGTCGTGACCAAATAATATAGATGATAACCCCATCTCTAGACCAAGTACGGCGTTTTCTGGTTTATCTTCCACCCAGATACAACGGCTGTTACGATATGGTTCTAAGATTTCTGTCTTATCAGCGCCAGTATCAGCACATATTAATTTCTCAAATATGCCAGGACCAAACACCTTGTCTAAGTTCATTTGACGCAGCCGTTGAGCAGCTGGATCATCACTAAGACTGGTCAGACAGTGGAAAACATAACCATGTTCATTGTGAAGTTTACGCACATAATGTACAGCATCCCGTAAAGGAGGTAGGAAACCAATGGCGGCGCTCTCGTTAAAAGTGCGGATAAAGGTATTCTTTTCTTCACTAGTAATATCGAACATAACATCCATGTGATATTCGCCTGGAGCAACCACCTCGTAACCACGATGTAACATCCACACCTTGAAACTATATTCCCAATCTAGGAGAACACCGTCGCAGTCGGTGAGGATGACTTTTTTAGGATCTGTGTAAACTTTATTCATTGTATAATTATAACATACTTTCTTGATCTGCAACCACTTCATCTAAAATAAATTCAGCGTCGTCGATGTCGACACCATATTCATTCATGAGTTGCGCAACAGCACCATCATAGTCGATAGAACCATCGGCAACATCTTCGATTAATTCACTAGCAAACAAGTATAATTCACCAACTCTTGACATACCAAACTCCTTTTGTTTCAAACTATGATACTAGTATACCACAGTTTTTGGAGTTTGGTACACTTTTTAGAATTATTTTGCTTTTTGTGGTGTTTTTGCAACAGGGTTCTTAGCAGGTGTAGTATTTGGTACTACTTTTGATTTAACTGTGAGTTTCTTTTTAGTAGGGGTTGATACCACTACGTCGTCATCATCGTCTTCCTCGTCAACAACGGCAAGCATTTCAGAGGCCAGTGCCAACTTAGCAGTTTCATGAGCAACTTTACCCTTGAGTCGTGTTACAATGTCGTCGCCACTCATCCAGATATCCTTGTTATCCAGGATAGATGTAATTTCATCTTCAGTGAGGAAACCTTCGTATGCTTCGCGCATTAACTTCTCAGACCACGCCCGTTCGTGTTTTAGTTGGTCGATCATCTCACCGCCCTTACCAATTGTTCCACCTGAGTAGTTATGGAACATAAACATAGAGTGAGGAGTAACCTCGAACTGATCAGCACACAAGAAGATCATTGTTGCTGCAGACATACACAGGCCCTCTACTGAACAACATACAGTTGCATCAGTCTCGGCGAGCACACGCATAAACTGGATAGTAGTAAATAGATCACCGCCGGGAGAGTTAATATAGATTTTAACAAAGTCATTTTCTCCAGCATGTCGAATAGTGTCAAACCACTCAATGTACTCTGATGCTTCTTCTACATGACCACTCAGGTAAAACTCATGCGAGTGACCAGTAGGCCTACCAACAAAACTATCAGTGCGTGACTTACCACCGCCTTTTAGAATTTCAATTACGTCCATATTATCTTACCTCAGTTCGTTTGCGCCTTTTATATTCGGCAATAGTTTCAATCAATTGTTTAGTCCAGTTATCTCGGTGTTCTTTAAACACTAAAGGTTCACTGTCGTCAACTTCGATAATGGTGACCAGATTAACAATCGGTCTATGGGTTCTTTCTTCCCACATCACTGCATAAGCGGCTTCTTGCATAAAGTAGGAATGAATCTTATCGTGTGTCTTTATCCTGCGACTTGTCTTAAAGTCGATAATAGAAGGCACGCCGTCGAACTCAGCAACGCAGTCCACACGTCCGGCGATGCCCAAGTACTCAGAGTATAAAGGTAGTTCTTGTCCATATATATTTCCTATTCTAGAATCAAGGATTGGTTTCAATCGGTTAAATGAATCGATAACATTTGGCATAAATCCCTTCTTGTAGTCAGGATCATTGTTCAAATACTTCTCGCATATTAGGTGAACAGCAGTACCACGAGTAGATGCTCGGTATGAAATTTTATTTGCTTCCTCCTCACCAACTCGCTCGCGCCAAGCGCGGATACTATCTTCACTTAATATACTAAGAACACTAGTTACAGAAGGTAACTTGCGTCCATCAGGTGTATTATATAGTCTACTACCGTTTGATGACTCTGTAATCATATCAGAGTATCCAAGGTCAATAGGGGTATGGTTAAATGTCATCTATATCTTCAGAAGCGATAATGTCTCGCGGGTTTCTCAGTTTGGCATATGTTGAAGTATGTTTTTCAGACTTATACTCCCGCCTCGATTTAGACTCAAATTGGTCATAGTCTTCACGACGACGTTCCCGCTTCTTGGGAGACTGACCTTCTTCAAAGCGTTTAAACTTTGCCATTGCCTCGTTTTCCTTTAATCATTTCTTTTTCCAACATCTCCTTAGTCATGATGTATTCACGAACCAAAGAACTACGCACGATATCTTCCCATGTAAACTCAATCTGTTTAAATTTCTTCATATGATCAAGAATATTTAGAAACTTAATGATACCTTCTCTATCATTATTCTTAGTGAAGTCAGACTGGTAGTAGTCTCCACATAGAATAAACTTACAATTATCACCCACACGAGTAATGATACTATCGAGTTCGTGAAAGGTAAGATTCTGCATCTCGTCAACAACAATCACAGCATCACGCAAGGTAATACCACGAATATATGAAGTTGTCATGAACTCTAGGTTATCTTGAGCAACTAGTTTTTCATACGCACCCTTGTCATCAAACAACTCAGTTGCGATAGCAACATATGGTAGAACATATGCAAGTTCTTTTTCTTCTTGAGTTCCAGGTAAAAATCCAATATCCCTTGTTGGTACTACTGATCGAACCATGATGACTTTCTCATACTGAGTTTCTTTGTCCAGTACTGATTGTAGACCCATGTACATTCCGAGGAAAGTTTTACCTGAACCAGCAGAACCCGACAACACCAAGTGATTGTCTCGTTTATATGATTCAAACACAATACCTTGATTAGTGGTAAGGGGTTCGACTTTACGAAGATGCTCTAGTCGAAGTTTGGTAGGTTTCGCCTGAGATTGAAATAGTTGTTGTGTTTGTGCAGAAGGTTTCATTCTTATGTTTTAATGTTGTTTATTGTATATGTATCTTTAACTTTTGACAATACGTCTTTCCATCCGTTGTCTGTTTTACCCAAAGGACCAAGTGAACCCACATCAGAAACTATCATGGGCGCGCTCATAACAAACTCACTGTTCTGTTTAGCACACTTGGGGCAAACCAGATCAGATGAGTCATGTCGCGAGGACATTTTTTTAAATGCATCGAATACATAATTGCACTCGTTACATTTATAATTATACATTGGCATTATTCTGCATTCCTTTTACAAACCAGTCTGGTTGTTTTGTTTTCCACTTAGCCATATATGACTTCTCTTTTATATAATAGTTGCGGTAAGACGCAACTGAGTCGCCTGGAACTTTACAATAATCAGGCATTGCGGGTGGAGGTTGGGTGAAAGTGGTTTCTACAGAGATGCCGCGTGGGGCAATATATAGTTCAAACATAAGATCTTCAGACTTATGAGTTTTACCATATCGGCGAGTGTACTCTTTACAGAGATGACCCATCAATTCGTATAGATGTGTGTAATTTTGTTTGGATTGTCGTGCCCACACCGCAGAAGGATGGTTGATATGACTAGCACGATATAGAACCGTTTCGCGTTGGTCATCAAGCACATAAGAAGTTTGTTTGCGACCAGTCTTGCTTAGTCCGACTGATGCAGTACCATCGATAACACGATGTGCAGTGGAAAGGAGTTGAGCGTACTCTAAGATCATTTTAACAACATGTTTATCGCAATGTTGTTCAGCACATACTTTAGGGTCGTGAGAGAGATAGAAGATGTTCATAATATAAGATTTGTTGGTCTAGACATATTATACCATACATCTAGACCATTTGCAACTGTTAAGACCAGTTTAACTCCTCTATAGTAGAAAGTTGTTGTTTTATGTATTCACGTTTTTTCATCATTTTAAAAACCTTAGTTTGGTCGCCTTCCTTTTTAAGACGTTGGATATAGTGGGATAATTCGTTTGAATCTCGCTTTAATCTCTCAACCTGACTATGTGGCATAGGGTCTCCTATTAGCAAATTTTTATAAAACTACATAACGAAGTAACTTTCGGCTTTCTTAGGTTATTTCACGATAAGGGTTTGGTAAGCACTCTTGATCAATTGCTTGGTCAAGCACGGGTACAACTTCTTGAGTTGTTTATCTTTCATTGCGATAACTAAATCTGCTTCTCGCACATGAATGGATTCTAGTAAGTCGATGAATAGTTTTTCACGCCTTGTGGGTTGCAACTTTTCTCCTGGACCACCAGCAATAAAATATCGAAGTTTAGAACTAGATCTATGCAAGTTAGATGGGGTTAGGCCAATCGGAGTTTCTTTCTCGGGACGCTTGAATGGGGGTGATCCCAGTGGGATGATCCATGTAATACTATCATCCAGACCACCCTTGAGAATGTCGCGTAGTGCAAGGCAGTTATGCTTCTTGATCAACTCAAGACGCTCGTCTTTAGTCTTAGCATCCTGAACCATTTGAAGGATTTCTGATATTAACAGAAGTTTTGCCATTTTAGTAAAATTCCCCGATACACTCTATGAGCAGTTTACAACGTTTCTTGATGAGATAGTTCATCAACTTAGTTTTATGGGGTAGTTTGTACCCATTGTATGTATTTATAATTTTTTCTTTTAGGTCTTTTGGAGTTTCTTTAAGATCAATTAATTTAACATTCCGTTGATAATTACGGAACACATCCTCGGGCATAATGCTCTTGAGGTTCTCAGCATTAGCAACATACTCCTCCATCTTCTTTGCACTCAGGGGAGTTTGTCGAGAACCGTTAACGAATACATCATCGCCAGATAGTACGTTAGGCACACCATCACCTTTATCACCACGCAGTACATGCTCAAAGAAATAAGAGCGTGAGTTCTTTTCTTGAACAAACTTTTTCTGGATAGGAGAATATTGTTTAACATTACCATATGAATGTAGTTGGACAAAGTCTTTATCTGAGGATACGATCATCACTGGTTCATGATTACCGAACTCTTGTGTATTTTCAACCAATGTGCCGATAATATCATCTGCTTCGCACTGGTCTACTCGGATAACTTTGTAAGGAGAGTTTTCCACTAGTTCTTCACGAATATTACCAAGGACCTTAAAGATCATATCCCAATCCATGGCGGAAGATTCACGACTGGTCTTGCGAGATGCTTTGTAGTTGGGAAAATATGCACGACGCCAAGAGTTGGAACCGTCTGCCG